CCATTCGCCCATGGCGGTTAATTTAACACAGGCTGCCGGGGGGAGAATGTTGCAGCGGGGGGTTGTTTTGAAAACGTTCACCAATGTGTAAGTTTCATATCCCTCTTGTGTTAAATTAATATTATGATAATCAATGCAGGGCGGCCACTTTTCCCACTTGCTATGCAGCACCCGCCGACTTTTTTAGAGCCAGCACAACACGCCCAATTTACCCCGCATCTGTGTTATCCCTTTATTTTTGTTCGGTATGGGCCAGCAGGATGGCTGCATTTTAGGTTCTTGCCACCCTAACCCTACCCTAATGCTTAAGCGCTCGAAAGCCAGGCCCATAACGTGGGGATCAGTGCTGCCCCGGTACTATTTCTTTGCCACAACCGCGGCACATGTATTTCATATCACTGTTATATTCGCCGTATCTGGCATTGCAGGTGCATACGTTTGCATTTCCTTTATTGAGAGGCTCTGCAAACTCTTCTAACAATTCATAAGCCTCTTCTATGTGATAATGGGCTTTCCCTAATTTTTTGTTCCCATCATCACAATTCACTGATTCAATAAAATAGATAACTTCTTTAAGTTGTTGTAGTTGTTTTCTCATATCGTCCTCTCAATGCCGCTGCATCAGCAGCAATATTTCTCATTGCCTGCTGCATGGGCTTATTTGCGGGTCGAAGCCGCTGTTAAAAGATATATTCAAATTCAATCCTGTTAACCTCAACGTCAGGCGTGACATTATAATGTGTGCAGATCATTGATATAAAATCATCCGTTGACCAGCCCGGAAAACCCTCTTTCACAACATCCTCTTGTGTTATCGAGTTTAGCAGTTCTATTCGGCAAGACTTGATTTCTATCATAGATAAAACCTCAATCTTTTCACCTTTTTTAAGACCCATCGCCTTCTTGACTCCGTTTACAATGTCACCAGGCTTCAAAAACCACCCCCTAAACGACGTGTCACGGTCTTGGTCCGCGCCCTGAATGTAATGGTCTGCGGTGGCGTAGCCATCCGTAGCACTATTTTATTGGCGGCGTTATGCCGCTTTTCTGTTTGACAATCATTCTCCTGTTTTTTGTGTCGACAAAGGCATTGTAAATATCTCCAGATATCCCAGCCTTAACTTGTGGCGTTAGGGGCAAGAGATCCTTTACAATCTTTACGTATGTATCAAAGTCAATTTCATACGCCTCATATAGTACATCATCCGTTGTTGAATTGTTAATCATTGACTCTGTGTCATCTTCTGACATTCCTAAGGCATACCCTACAAGTTCTTCAATATCCCATTCGATACTCATATTTTATCCTTTCCTTTGGCCTGTTCTGATTTTCTCTTTGTAGCATGACGGCCCACCATCATGATTAATTGATATTGAACATGAGCATTCCATTTTTATCCGCTCCTGTTAATTAATCTCACTCACTCCATTTCTAATTTTGACTTGAAAGGCTTTATCCGTATTCTCTATGGCAGAAGCGGCATGACTGTTACAAATAACTTGGATGCTTACTTTGGACGCTAGTTCGTGTAACATCTGTTCCGCTTGCTCCTGTAAATCAATAGATAGATGTTTAAAAGGCTCATCAAGAAATAAAACGGGACGAATCCTCCCTGATTTCATACTCAAGGAAGCAATACGCAGCGCCAATGATGTGATATCCACAACCCCTCCCCCCGCAGCAGTCATCGCGTTTATCAACTCCCCATCCCGTTCTAACATTAAATCACATTCAGTCTTGCCTCTACGCTCAATGAACAAGGCACGGAATTTGTAAGGGTTACCCGGGAATACTGAGGAAAGTGCTGCAGATACCAGATTACTGATATGATACTCCAGTTCTTGTTGAGTCTTCAAGCCTACTTGTTTGCTAATTTCCAACGCATTCTCTGTTTGATAGAGTTGCAGTTGCCGGCGCTTCTTTTCCCGTATTGAATCTTTCAGATCTCTCTTAACTTTATCTCTGGCGCCCTTTCGTTGTTCCAGCAACCGGCGGATTGTTTGAAGTTCTTTAGATTCAGAAGCCATAGTTCTCTTTCACCTCCGCAAGCCCTTCCCGAATTCCGTCTTCCAACTCTTCCACCTGTTCTTCCAACTGGGATAGCAGGGATTTGGCTTCGTTGAGATCTTGGCATTGGTACTCCTCTTTCAGGGTGGTTTCTATCTGAGACAACCGGCCCTTGAGTTCATAGGCTTCTTGGGCCGCTTCTTTTGCTTGTTTCTTCATCCTAAGCAATTCTCTTGCAAGTTTATCATCGGCCATGTTATCTGCCATTTGCTTTCTCCTTTTCCAATGATTTCCATATTAAGGTTTGAACGTTTTCTGATATCTCATTATTTGCGAAAAACTGATCAAGATTCTTTCTGAAAGAAACTTCCGAAGACCAGTCCATACTTAACTTTTCAATGAAAGCCTCGATTCTGTCGTTTTTTTCTTGGATCTGTTCAAGATGAACTCTGGAAACAGAAGATACGCCGCTCGGATCAATCGGGATGTAAATCGGTTCAACAGTATTATTCTCTTCATACCATAGGTAAATTCGAGGTCTATGATTTACTTGATCTGCTGACATACGCATCAAGGAACCCGGATTCACCAGCAGCCGACTATCGCGTTCTGCGACAAACGGTTTGTGGTTATGCCCAGTCAAGATCAGGTCTGGTCCTTTGGTTTCCCGAAGTAGTTTCCCGGCTTCAGGATCAGTGCAGCCGGGCCAGGGTTGATCTCCTTGCCAGATCATAACATGCCAGACCAAGATTTCTTTGTTCGTTTTTGGGAAAAGTAACCCTGATTTTTCTGGTCTCTGGTTCCAATGTCCTGTTTTCAATACTTCCAGAACTCCAGTCCGGTCCAGCACTTCGATCCCAGACTTCTCCCGCATATCGATATTGTTCTGAGGCAGGTCATGATTTCCAAATACGGTCCAGAAATCCTTTGGCAGATGTTCAATGGTTTTGGTCAGCAGGTAAGGACTGGGCTTCCAGTGATTAAACAGATCCCCGGAATGGATTACTGGGCATCCGTGCTTGGTTTGAAGGTCTGCTACGAAATCCACCTTCCGCCATTGCTCATCCCAGTAGTTATCTGTTCGGCATAATGGTACATCTTCCCGGAGATGCCAGTCCCCTGTAAGAATGGCGGAGGCTTTCTTGAACGGCTTTTTCTGCCCTGGTTTCTTTGTTCGTTTCATTGCTTCTCCTGTCATTGGATTCGGATGAAGTCTGGGTATTCATCTACCCTGTATTGTAAATTCTGAGCTTTCAAGGATTTGATAAAGTGGCCCATTATCGCCCAACCTCCATCTTTTGTGGGCGGTTCTTTCTGCCTCCTCTTGGCCCGCAATATGGATGGTGTAATAAATCCGCGTATCCAACTGTTCCAGCTTTCATCTTACCTCCTTCTTACAATGTTCGCAATCATAGCGCTCACATAAGGGACAGACTTCAGGCATCATATCCGCCAGTTTATTATTCATGTCTTTCGCTTCTCTTTGTTTTGCCTTGAATGTTGCATCTGTCTCAATCCAACTTTTCCAGATCTTTTTCAATCCAGTAATCTGATTCCGGATATCAGATAGTCGATCCATCTTATCACTGATCTTGGAAAGCCGCCCTATGGCTTTCGCTTTGGGTTCAAATTTCATTTTGTTCCGACTCAATATTTCATACCATTGGGTGGTCTTTGCCAAGTTTTCCTTCTTCTGTCTCAAGGCATCCAGATCTTTTGTTTTCTGGACCAGTTTGTTCACTGGTCCAACTGCATTGGCCTTGGTAGAGACTTCCTCCAGAGTTTCTGAGCACCTTGAATGCTTGTGAATCAGATCATTGATTTGTTTTTGGTTTTCTTGGATTTGATTTAGTTCAGATTGTTTTTGTTCCATTACTTCGAGATTCTTTTCCGCCTGATCCAAGTATTCCATTTCATCTACTTGTTCTTGCTGTTTTTCAATATCCAAATCCAACCGTTTGATCGTGCGGATATGTGCGGCTTGCCACGACTTCAGGTTCTTAATGGACAGATCAATATCCGATAATCCCGCAATGTCATTGAAAAATGCGGCTACTTCCCCGGGACTGCTTGACAGCAGGAAGGGGGCAGACATCTGTTGTTGAATATTGATCTCTTTATTGATTTTAAGAATTCGTTGGATGTCTTCAGGAACTTCGGTCCCGGCCAGCAGTTCCCGACCCTGGAACAAATAGTTGTTTTCAGATTTGCTTTTGGACCTCCCGATGGTTATATCCGAATCAACCGTCAAATCCACCTGAGTTTTCTTAGTTCCCCATCGGCAGAAAGCGCTTCCAAGTGGACGATTTGTCATAACCCATTCAATCGCTCTGAAAATAGCGGACTTCCCAGAATCACTGGAGCCTACTATGGTATTAACCCCTGGGTGAAATTCCAGTTTAGTATCTGCATGTGATTGGAAGTTCTTAATGCGTACAAATTTTATCATTGTTCTTTTCTCCTTTATCTATTATACTGAAATACCGGTAGGTTTGTTAGGAATAAAATTCAGGTTCCAGATAAAAGTCTTTGTACAAGGCTTCCAGGCGTTTGGTCAACCTTCCAGATTTTGGATACTCCGGGCATTTCTTACGCCCTGGGGCTTCTTTCATTATCTTCTTCAATTTATTGTAACTGGATTTCTTGAGTTTCGGGGTTTTGGGGGCATCGGAAGGGTGGATATAAGGAAGATGAGGTCTTTCGAGGTAGTCCGCCATGCTGCGGAGGATCTTGGGAAGCTCTTCTTGAGATATGGAATACCGAACACAATTATTTTCAATCTTACCCAACATAATATTACAAGAACGGCATAGAACGCCTCGAATTTGACCGGTGCCTTTAATTCTTTTTTTATGCTGGTGGTCCAGGCAAGGGTAGCTGAGTTTTCTTTTGCAGATCAAGCAAAACCCCCTTTGTTTTTGGGATAAGGCTTCTCTGAGGGGTCTTATATCCTCTTCCTTAAGAACCTTAATTTTTACCGGCAAAAAAGGCTTTGTTCTTTTCATAGGTTACCACCATTCCAATTTAACACAAGCAGCCCCTTTTATTTTCAATTTAAAAAGCCAATACATAGCCTTGAAAAAAGATTCTCCTTGATAAAATGGAACATATTTGTATGTTGGTTCTTTTTTATTTGAGTATAAATGCTCGTCAAACGCCATCCACATCATTACTTCATAAGTCCATCCCATCTTACCCTCCGAAATAAGTGTCCCATTCATCCAACCGGTTATAATCATTCAACAGTTTGGTGAATCCCATATCCTTGCATAGATCCCGCAGCCGGAATTTATCAAAACTGGACCGGTTAACTTCATATTTCTTAGCCCCTGGTAATGGTAGTTTGACCAGCCATTCGTTCCGCTGTATGATATCATACCCAGCTTCTATGGATTTATATTTTACGGATTCCGGTTTCAACTGTCCTAACAAATATTTGATTGCTGTCACTTCCCCAACTCCTCTTATCCCTGGAACAGTATCTGACGAGCACCCAGCAATCTGTTTTACCCTAACCCATTCTTTTGGGGTTATCCCATATTCCTCAATAAAGGTTTGTTTGGTAACCTGTTTAATTTGAACGCTCTTAGGCATGGAATACATATCTGTGTGGTCCAGCAGTTGGTACAAATCCTGATCCCCGGAGGCTGTGACAAAGTCTGATTCTGGCTCTTCCATTACCAGCTTGGCAATCAGGTCGTCCGCCTCATACCCGGATTGGATGAAATTATTGCAGAATCCTAACCCAGGCAGGATGAGGCTCCGGAGCTTTGAGAACTGAGGAAAGGCTGCAATCAAATCCTCATCTGGTTCATCGTGCCCCCGGTTCTTGTAAAATGGGTATCGTTTCCGGCGTTTACTTTTACGGCTGTCCCAGATAAAAACAACTTCATCCGGCTGTACTGCTTGACCCAGGGTAAACAGCTGGTTTAGAAATCCGAAAATAACCCCGGTCGGCTTGCCTTTGTAAGAAAGTGGCCCGGTGGTGTGAATGGCGCGGTGGCAAAGGTAGTTGCTATCGATGATTAGGATTTTCATAATTCCCCTTCGAAGCCCTTAAACATCCTGCGTGCTGTTTCAATTAACAGATATCCTCCATAGGAATCATCATCTTCTGCCGAAGCATAAACTAACCAATAAATCCAATACCAAAACATAGTTTCACCTCTTTTTTGGTTTACGTTCAATTTCAAACTCTTCTTCAATAGCTTCCCACATATCTATGGTTTGTCCCTTCAAGTCTTCTTCCAGCCCGTGCTTCTCTACAAAGGCTATGGCATCCGCCAAAGGAATCCCGGCTTTCTCATCCCCAACAAAGTACCCAGTGTAATCCTTCATCTTGTCTCTGTTCTTTGGGTCTGGAACTCTGGGTTTATCCCCATACTGTTTAACAAACTGAAGGTTAGCCCGGATATCATCAATCCCGTAATCAAACATAATGAATACTGAGGCTTTCCGGTAAGGTTTCCAGACTGATGATTTGAACACCTCGATTGGCGTCTCCACACCAACCACCCGCTCAATATCCTTGCCGTTGATCTTCTTTTTTTCCTTGATCTTTTGGGCAGACATGCACCGCAGTCTCAGGCTGGCGTAGAAAGGAATCGCCTCCCCACCAGGGGAAACATGCTTTGGCTGATACTGGGTTGCTCCGATTGCCTGCCGCACCTGATTAGAACAGACCATCAATATATTGTTATTGGCCAGGAGGCGACAAGTTTTCCGGCACTCTTCACTGAATTCCTTGGCCCGACGCATTCCCATCTTGTCCCCATCTTCACTTCCCATCTCCATATTAGTGGACAAGGCTGCCAAGGAATCTGCAAACACCCCGTTGATCTTTGTTTTATCTTTAGGGGTCCACTTTCTAACTGATCCAAATACCTCCGGGATCAGATCAGGAGTATCATAATCCTCATCTTCAAGATCCAAATCAAATATCTGGGCAAACTGCTTGTTCAGCCGGGCTTCCGGGTCATTGAATTTGATTTCCCCCCCTTGCCGCTGGACAGCTCCCGCAATCTCACACAGCAAAACCGTTTTGCCGGCACCGGATGGTCCGAAGATCTCGACCAAGATACCCCCTGGGACGCCTCCTCCACGAACCCTCCCTCCAGATATTGCAAGGTCAAGAAGAGTGGAACCTGTTGAAATGAAGGTTTCTGTGCCTTCGTATTTCTTCTTCTCAGGTATAGGGTTTCGAACTTTCCGTTCCATCTGTTGAGATAAATTAACTGCCTGGCTGGGCCGGATTGTCCTCATTACATTCAATTTCTTTCGTGTTCGTTCCATCAGATCTCTCCGTAGATATGTTCGAATTTCTTTATTATGCGCAAGATAAGTTCATCAGATATACTGCGTTTTACCAGTAATAATCTCAGTTCTTGTTGATATTCCCGGAACCGTGCCATTATATCTATTCGGTCAAACCACCCGGCTTCCCCTCCATTCTTTTTCAGTCTTTCATTCCATTCTTTGATTGCTTGAGATACCAATGTAGAAATGATCTCTTCTTCTGAAATTTCATGTTTTATGGCTTCTTGAATTGCGTACCGTACAATATTAGACGCAGTTGTTTCTTTATACAAAGCGAGTAAATTCAAGTAGTCTGCATGTATTTTAGGAATATAGGCCCCAACAAGTTTTGTTCCGCCAGATTGAGGCCATTCAATCTTGAAAGGATTTGATGCCGAGCTATTGCCCGGCACTTTTATTAAGTTTTTAGTTTTAGGAGACTTTGATTTACGCATTCTCTTTTGCTTCGATGCAGTCGTCCCATTTTTCACATTCATCACATTCCTCTTTTGTATCCGTGTCAACCCCGAATCTGTATGCAAACGGACATTCTTCTATTTGTTTCCTCTGAGTTGACCGTTTTGTTTTTGGTTTTTCAGGTTCAGGAGCTGTTGCCCCCTTTTTACCCGCGCGGCGGCGTGGGGGAGCGGGAGTCGGCTCTTCTTCAACCGCCACTTTTTTCATCCCTGATCCACCACAAGGTTTACAAACCCCTCCTCTAGAATTGATCCCTTCTCCGCCACAAGCGATACAAACATTTTCATTGCCATCTGCTTCTGCTTCCGGCTCAGGCTCTTCTTTGTGGACAGTTTTCCGCCTTCGTTTCAATGAGCCTGACTTAGGTTCGTCCTTTACCTCTTCTTCAGGATTTGAATCCGGCTCGTTTGTAGGGGAAACATCCCCTAACTCATGAAAAATGGCTTCCACTTCTTCATATGTAGGACAAGACAAGCAGTCGTCGAGACAGGGTATATCGTCCAGGATGGAATCATCGTACAGATCCTGCCGCGCTTCAAAGTCAATCCGGCTTGTCTCTGCATATGAATTGTTCATAAATTTCTTCTCGTTGAAACGAACCCGCATAGTGAGCCCTTCTTCAATATCGGGGAAAACGCACCAGTCTTCATTTTCATCCAACTCTTCATTGAGCATATCCTGAAATAAAAACTGACTGATATCCCAGATATGCACTTCATCTTTGTAATCCTTCATCTCCAGAGGAACAACCAGATACAAGTTCCGTAAACTCGGTTTCAGATCCTTGACCTCATCATAGTCCGCCCCTTCTTTAAGTCGAGCGGCTTTGTATTCACAGATGGGGCAAGGCCGCCCCCAAGTAGTCGGGCAGACTACAGATTTATTTTCAGAACCAATATTTCTATGCAACCGGTATGGTTTTTTGTACCACAGATCCGTCTCCTCATCACCAGCAACGGCAATCCCCGCCTCAACATCCCTGTCCATATGATATTCATCTGTAACCACATAAGGTAGGAAGTCTAAAGTAGCCCGCCCTCCAGGTTCTTCTTTGAAAACATTGACCCCTTTCGGCAGATTTAGATGACCATAACTTGATCCGGCGGTTCTCTGCTTCTGAGTGTTTCTTGCTACCTTTCCACGAAATTTACTTTTTCTCTTCGTTCTTGTTGCTCTTGCCATTTTCATACTCCTTGTACTGTTTTTTTGCGGTTAATATTCCAAATGTAATACATTTACTGAGTGCATATCCTAAAAAAGGCAGTAGAATCAAAACACATCCAATAAATATAAGTATATTCCCAAGTAAACCCCAGTGCATCACTTTTTCCTTCTCAGGAACACCTTATGATTTGCTATTCTATTATTTTCTTGTTCCTTCCATTCCTTGGACAGATCCCTTGGGACTGATGGCCCAGCAAAATACTGTTGTCCATGTAATCGAACCAGGTTTTCCAAGGCTGTCTTTTTCTGATCAATTGCGCGGACCGCTGCCATTGCCATGTCATATTCATACTTGGCGTTCAAATATTGGTCATTGGCATCCTTGTATTCCGGCTGGTTAATAATTGTGTTGGCGACAATGGTTTCAGTCAGCTTGTTCAAACCATAGTTATCCGGAAATGCTCGAACATCTCTGTCAAGCTGGGCTTTGGTCACGTCAAGATCTTCCTTGGCATGATCCATATCCAGTTTTGCCTGTGCGCCGTGTTTGCCATATTTGAACATCAAGGACGGCTGCTTAAGCCATTCCACATCCAGGCCCTGTTCGTCTATGCTTGTATCTTTTTCGTAATCCATTTCATTTCTCCTTTATTATATTATACCGATTCAGGGCCTGGTTTATCAGATTTTTTTTTAAAACGCAGGTTCTTCATCCCCTCCACAAACCACTGAATAACAAGCCAGCACAACCCCAGGGAATCCGATATCATACATTGGTGCTCGAAACTCTTCCATGATCAACCCAGCCTGCGCATTCTCCCCTTTCAGAAGCACCGCCGAACAATAACCAAGCACCAACCGCCTGATTCCTTCAGCATCCTGGTCTTTCAATTCTGTCAGAATATTGGAAACTTTCTTCCAGCCCTGTCCGCTGATAATAGCCCGACATAGTTCTATTGCTTGGACAGATTCTTCCTGGACTTTCTCAGCAACGCGCATCCGAGCATCAGGTTCTGTGGACAATACCTGATCAAGGATCTGGAGAGCGTTCCTGGGATGGCCGTGGGCAGATTCGATGATGGCTTCATATACTGGTTTGAGTAGTTTCTCATTCTCTGCCTTGACTACTGACATCAGGAGTCTGCGCATCTCCCCTTGCTTCAACTGTTCTACTTTGAACTGGCTGCACCTTCCTCGAATTGTTGGGAGGAGTTTCTGCGGATCGGTTGTGCAGAGGATATAATACACATGCCGGGGCGTATCTTCAAGAGCTTTCAGCAAGGCGTTTTGTGCATCGCGGGACAGCTGGTGGCACTCGTCAATCAACCATACCTTGCATTTCCCTTCCAGCGGCATGAACTGGCTTTGTTTTCTGATTTCACGGATGGAATCAATCCCCCTGAAATCAGCGGAGTCAATTTCCCGGTAATCAGCTCCTTTGCAACAGACCTCCTTTGCAATAATTCGGCCAAGGGTTGTTTTCCCACATCCAGTAGGACCGTGGAGTAGGTACGCCTTTGGGTGGTCTTCTTTTGCCAGAGCTGCTGTCAAGCCCTCAACCAGATCCCCATTGCCCTGAATCTCTGAAAGAGACTGTGGTCGGTATTTTAAATACAGTGTCATTTTACCCCCATATTGTGTCTTTGATTGTTTCAAAAAAGTGAACTCGTTTTTGCTTATTTTTCATGGCTTTCTTCATCCTGATATCTTGGATAGCTAATTTCATGATTCTTGTGGCGTCCACCCATTTATAGTAGTGTTCTTCATTATCAAACAGAAGCAGGTTGACCGGTCGTTTGGTAAATTGGCATTTAACATACACAGATAGGAATTCGCTGTCATCATCCCGATATTGTCCCGCAACATAACGCATGAATTCAACATCTAATCTGGAATGAAAATAGAATTCATTGAGCAATTCAATTCTATCGTCAGTCTTATCAAGCAGAAATAGAATGTCAACATCTGAAGTTTCCCGAACGCCCCCGAATACGCAGGAGCCGCATTTCACCCCTCGTTTTCGAATTATCTTCTCAAGCCCCAAAGGAATCGCCTTGACATACTTGAAATCAAGTAACATATCTTGCTTTGTCCTGGAATCCACTTTCATACCCCCGGTAATTTATATGATTCTTTCATATTCCAAGATCCGTCAACGGGACATAGATCTGCGTCCACGTCAAGCGGAACGCAGATCCAATTCCATGCTTCTGGCAGATCCCGGCACGTCACTTTCTTGATGATATAGGCAACTTCTTCCAACTCATCTGGATGAACATCCAATATCACAGCATCATGAATCTGACCAATCAACCTGGATCTATACCTACCTACCAAAATCTTGTCAAGCTGGATGAAAGACCACAGCAAACAATGAAAAGCCGCCCCTTGCACTGGGTAGTTAATAACCTCATTCTTTCGCATAATACCAGAACATCGAAACCCGGTGTACATGTCAAAAAACCCCTTTTTCTGGTATGCTTCTACCCATAAATCTTTCCACTTCTGGTACACATAAAACCGCCTGCCCCAGAAATCCTTCTCGATCTTTTTCATATGATCTTCAAAATCCTGATATGACTTGATTCCTTTTGAAATCATATGATCCGATAATTTTGTTTTTCCAGGCATATCAGGTCCGGTTCCAGGCTTCCATCTTCCCAGCGGCAAATGAAGCCAGCTGCTACAAAATCCCTGAGCATTGTTGGCGTAGTAATCCCCATAAAACTGCGGAAAAACAAAACTGTTCTTTGTAGCTCCTCTTAAGAATTTGTGTTCGGGATGTTTCTGTTTGTCAAAATCGTCAATACAGAATATTTGTGCAGCCATGTCTCCATGCATATCGGAATGAGGATCTTTCAAATACTTCATCATAGTTGGATCTTTGTGGTAACAGGCTGCTATCGAAACTTCCAAACCCGAGAAATCAACCTCAATTAACTGATGCCCTTTCCTGGGAAAGATAGCTCTGCGGCAGATATTCATAGCTTCTTTGTCCCGTTTGGGGATATTCTGAAAGTTCGGGTCTGAGCTGCTTGACCGAAATGTCCTCACGGTATGCAAATTAAAGAACGGATGGAGCCATCCATTTACTTGTTCTCGTACAAAAGCATCCAAGTAGGTATCTCTGACCTTTCTCAGCTTTCTGATTCGCAGAATGTCTTTCAATTCCGGAAGGTCAATCTGGGACAAGGTGTCTTCATCTGTAGATCCTTTCCCGGATTTTGTGGTTTTCGGAGGTTTGATTTCCATTACATCGTATAGAATCTTGCCCAGCTGATCATTGGAATCCATATTGAAGTTCTGGCGGTTAATCTTCTTCCACTGCTTGACCAGGTCTGTTTTGCTCAGGTTAGCTTCAATCCTGGCGATCTTCCTGGTCAGGTGGGTTTTCTTTCTTTCACAGTACTCGACATCGATCCGCATACCGGCTTGCTCTGCTCTTGCTAAGGTCAGCACGCCGTCATGGATCAATTTGTAAGCGTCTATTTGGGTTGGTTGGATATTCATATTCTATTATACCTCAAATGGGGATAGTTTATTAGGAAAAGTAATCAAAAGAGAGGATAGAACGGAGGATTATTATACCCCAGGCGCTCCATCTGGATCAATCCCAACTGATGTTCATACATGGCGTCCAAGGCGCAATAGGTCATCAGCTCTTCCCCGCCATCCTTTTCCACCAGTTCAAATATCCTGTTGATTGCATTGCTACTCTTCGGATCTTCCCCTGGGGCTCTTCCAGATAAGAAAGGATTGATATGACTGTCGTAATCCACCACCCCTAACTGAACGTATGCCTGGAATTTTAAACTGGTTACCCCTGGTCGATTATCCATGATATGTGCTGCTTGCATTGTATCCCACATCCAAGGCTTGGTTTCCACCCCCAGTTTTATCAAGGACCATACATGCTCAAACTTCATATTTGCAGCGGCTTTCCCAATCATGGGGGATGTCAAGAATCCAGCAAGGGCTTGTTTCTGAATTTTGGTTTTTGGCCCCATAAAAACAACCGCTTTGTTTGGTTGAGGAGCAATAGCAGTACAGACAATCCGGTGTCCCCTAGCATGGGGTTTGATCCCGGTGGTTTCGTAATCTATATATGCGATTCCCCCTTTGTACCGCTTCGGCAGTTCATACAAAATAGGTTCAATCTCTTCCGGATTCAAGAATTGGATATTTTGCTTGTCATCCTGGAAATCTGGGAATTCCTCATCTAAACATTGCAGAGCAGCCTCAATATCATTTTCCCATATAGTTTCCACTTCCTGCTGGCCCTGGGACCGCTCTACGAAGCTGGGGTGGAATACCGGGCAGACCCATGCCCTCAGATCCCTGTCCGGTATTCGCCACCCCCGCCATTTGTTTATTCCCCCCAGGTCCTTTTTCCACCTATCTCCAATCACAGATGAAATAGCGGCATTCCCGAAAAGCATAATCAAGTGTGGTTGGAACTCCTCAATTACAGCTCGGACGGATTGCCGGCAGCAGGCGATCTCGTAATCAGTAGGCGTCCTGTTTTTCGATGGCCGGCAATTCACAGAATTGATATTGACGCAGTCATCGAACAGATTAATCCCAAACTGCCGGTACATTCGTTGCAGACGACGTCCAACTTTTCCTTGCCATTGACGTCCCTTCCTATCCTCTGTCTCACCTGGGGCTTCCCCAATATTGAGTATTCGCTTCTTGCCTTTCCCGAACGCTTTCATCTTTGGGCTCAGGCAGTTCTGGTACAGCCCGCAGGACGCACAGGAATAGACTTTCCCATCCGGTCTTGATTTACTTCTGGTCTGATCAAGATCAAAAAACCCCATTTTACGCCTCAACTAAACCAATAATATGGGCCCACCCTTCCTGATCTTCCTCACCAAACTTGATCTTGTTCCCGCTGATTAAACAGGACTTGGTTTTGTCCAGCATCTCAGCCAGGAAAGCAGGGTTAATGACGAACTTGATCATACCTCCTCTGTAACGGATCGGCAACTCCTCTTCAAACCATCCTGCTGTATTCTTGGCTTCGATCAGGATTTTTCGGTCTTTCAAAGTCACTGTTACTTGAGTATCAGAATCAAACTGAGCTTTGGCAAAAACAGAAGCTCGGTCAAGGACTTCCGGTAAGTCTTTTGGCAGGATTATTTCTACAGGGTCTTCAGTCATTCCCAGAATAGCGTCTGTATTTGGGTAATTATCATCAAAGATCCTACAAGAAAAAGTTACGGTTTTATCCGCTGTACGGAAATGTACCCAACCCGTGCTGGTTGCGATCTCAGTTGCGGCATAGTGGTTCAGATCTTGAACAGTTGCCCCTGGGATCAAGAATTCAGGAATAGGGATTTTTCCGCTCGGCAAGTCTCGATATGTAAACCTGATATTATCGCTGGATTCCATATAATCTTCTCCGACATGCACACAAGTCAGGATGGGACGAGACATATCCTTGGAGCAGCTGAATCGACAGAAAGCCATGGCTTCCATGAATCCTTCCGGCAGTTCATGCCACTCCTCAATATCCCCCATCTCCTGTAAGGGAAGTCGGATTTCAGGATGGAGTACCAGCCCAGCTGTTCCTTTCCCTGTTTTCAGGCGGATCTCATTTTCTGTGATCTCGGCTTCGATTTCCTCTACTTTGATTCGGTTCAGGAACGCATAGAGTTCCTGGGCGGATACAGCCCCGGTTAAGTCCAGGTTCAAGACTTGGCAGCTGATGCTGATTTCGTCATTGTAGGTCACAACCCGGTCGCCCATGAAGGCGAAGTGGGTTGATTGCTCGATGATTTCCTTGTTCGCGAGTCCTGGCTTAACCTTTTCCAAGGCTCTCTGCAGGTCATTTTTGTTAATTTTCATTCCTGTTCTCCATTTCTTGTAAAGGTTGTAGTTGGTGTTTTTATTCTAACCGGTTTCCCTTCGGAATCAAAAACAATTTTTTTAATCGGATATCCATATTCCCATAAGGTTCTAATTGATTTATAATATACACCGCAATGTTTTCTGTTTCAGATTTGATATCAATAACGGGTACCGCCAAATTGAATCCGGCAGTTGGTTTTGCTTTTTGATTATTAGGTTCAGACAACCAATCCAATAGTAAATAATTACTGGGTCTTTCGCAAAGCACTTTTCCTGTTTTGCGTTCAATTATTTTTGCCGAAGTATTTTTTTCTTTTCTGGATATGAAAATCCAATCATTCGGTAATGTTTTTAAATACTCACGAATATCTTTTGCCCTGGCATTTCTTTTGGTGCACGGCATTCCTATCCTCCTTTTGTTATTAATTCCATTCCAAATTCATTATCATCTACATCTTTGATTTCCTTTTTGAAAATCGGCTTATTTCGCTTGAATGGAGAATAATCTACATAATGGTGTTCTCGGCTGAAACGATAAGACAACCTGGCAACATCAGGATGTAAGTC